CACAGTATCTGGCAGTCCTTAACTCATCTAAGTCTGATGATGACAGGGCGCTGTCTTTGATGAACGTATTCCTTCAGATCGACGGGCTTGGTCTAGCCAAGGCTGGCTTTGTCTGCCAGCTAACAGCGGGGCTAGTCGGGTGCATTGATGTGCATAACATTCGGATGTACAACATCCCTCAGAAGGACTTGGCATTCTCTAAGTCTATTAAGTCTAAGGCATTGAAGGATAAGAAGATTTCTAATTATATATCTGTCTGCCACACCATTGGCACAGAGAGTTTGTGGGATACTTGGTGCTGTTCACTGGCTACCAAGACCAAAAGATTTGAAGATGGTTTTCATGTATCAAAAGTACATTATGACTTTCTTCAAGATGCGGTAAACATTTAACTAACTAACGGAGAACTATCATGGCTTATGCCTCTGGCTACATTACGGTTGAAACAGAAGTAGATATCAATGACTACGACAGTGAATTTGAAATAGAGTTTGATGGCATCACTGATGTTATTGAAACTGCTAGATCAAACGGTTATAGCCCAGAAGAAATTATTGACTACTGCTTTGATGAATGTATGGTTGATCCCACAAAATTTATGCAGGAATACATGACAATTGAGCAGATCACTCAGCTATATCGACGGGCTGTTATTGAGAAAATGGATGAACAGGCCCTTACAATATCTAATCTGCGCGATAGAATTAAAGAGCTTGATAAATTTGCATTAGAACAGTCGGGAGAAATTGCAGAACTTCGTAAGACTGATGAAGAGGCTGTGAAAGATGTCGCATACTAGATTCATCTGTTGCTTAACTGACGATCATCCAAAGGTTGTGGAGTTGCCTACAACCCTTGAGGAGCTTGATGATTGGCAGAAAGGTCGCAAGGATCTTGGGGTAGCAATGCCCCAACTTTCCCCTGCGGAAATGGACTTCTTAATTTATGGTATTTTTTCTAGTGGACTGAAGGAGATTAAAGATGCAGAATGAGCCGTTGGTTATTTGGGTATTGGAGTACTTCGACACTGATACAGGAGACAGTTCTATTGACCTGTACAAGACAGAAGATATGGCAAGATCTGATGCAGAAAAGCTGTCGGAAGATGGCAGTATCGAATCATATATTCTTTACCCACGGAGGGTTTGGGAATGAGTGTAATGAATACTATAGAACTAATGCACCACTGGAGAAAGCATACCAGAAGTGCTAAGGCTGGCTCTCTAATCGGCGCTAGAAAGTATAAGAGAATGTTTGGTGAGGATGCAAATATTGTCGGATACTTTGAAGGCAAGGCGCAAGCACAAACAGAGGCCATAAACATAATTGAATATATGATTGAATATCAGGAGATCTATCATGGGAACAGCTAGTATGTATGGATCATTTGTTCTAGATGCAGAGCTAGATTGTGCTTGGGCGACAATGGATGTTAGAATCTTTTACACAAATCATTCAGAAGGAGTAGAGCTTGATAAAGTCGAGATGGTTGGAGGCCACTTGGCAGGATTGGATGTCAGTAGCTATTTCAATACTGATTATATATTTGATCTTATTGCTGATGAGATGAGCAATGCAGACTACCATTGGTCAGATCACGGAGACTAACATGAATATCTTTTATCTTAATGACTGTCCACGCAGGGCCGCTGAAGAGCAATGCGATCAGCATATTGTCAAGATGCCGCTTGAAACTGCACAGATTTTGTCCACGGCGCATCGTGTTGTCGATGGTACAATAGTGATCGGACAGACTTCTTCAGGCCGTAAAGCTAAACGCTGGGTGCTAGATAAATATGATGATAAGTTTTATCTTGCGGCCTATGTCAATCATCCAAGCACTGTCTGGGCTAGACAAAGTAAACAACATTATCAATGGTTGTATGAACATTTTGAAGCACTAAGTATAGAGTTTCAAAGACGCTTCAAACACAACCACAAAAGCTGGAACAAACTAAAGTTCTTTACGAGCAAAGCCCCACAAAACATTGAAGTCTCTGGGTTTATTGAGCCACCTCAATGTATGCCAGATGAGTACAAAGATCCTGATACTATCAAGGCTTACAAAAAATATTATGACTTTAAGTTTCATGATTGGATAGAGAAAGGGAGGCCTATGCGATGGACAAAAGCCGTTTAAAAACTATGTTTATTCTTTTACGTAACTCGCCTGAATATGTATGGGCGTTAATCATTGTTACTTTTTTTTCTATTGGTGCAGTGATCGGTGAGTATATTAAAACAGGAGGTGTACTTTGAGTATTGACCAAGCAAGTCCAGAGGAGTGGAACAAGGTATCGAAGACAGCAGTAGGTAAACTGTACCATCCAGAGGATAGGCACAACCCCGTGACACAGCCTGACCACTATAACAAAGGGGCCATCGAAGCTATCGAAGCTATCAAGGCTTCTATGCACCCACAAGAATTCAAAGGATATCTCAAGGGTAACTGCTTAAAATACCTTTGGAGGTACGAGTACAAGAATGGGAAGGAGGATCTTAAAAAAGCACAGGTCTATCTGGGCTGGCTAATCAAGGAGCTTGAATAATGAGAGAAACAATTGTCACTGATGATGGCAAAGAATATTCTGTTGATGAGATCGTACACAGTACCCGCATTCAAAAGAGTGCCACACCCAAAGGCACGATTGATTGGTATCTAAAATGGATTGCTAGTGTCTGGTTACTGGTTGCCATATCTATGCGTAGCACAGGCCTACCAGAGCTTCAGGTTTATGATATGTTACTGAGCTTTGCAGGCACTGCGCTGTGGGCTGTGGTTGGTTTCATATGGCGAGATCGTGCCATCATCATGATTAATGTAGTCGCCTCCATAATGTTGCTTGGTGGGCTTCTCACAAAGATCATGGGAGGGGCTTGACACCGGCAACGATACGTGGTAAAATCAACCTTTAAAGTCTTTTGACTTGGAGATATAAATTGAAAATCATACAAGGAAACTTTAATAAGAGTACTAAGAAGTCTTTAAATGATAAAGTCTTAGAAGGTCTTCAAAATCTTAGAGATCAATCTAACGATGAAGAAATTAGATACCCCTTTATTCTTATTGTTGACACAGGTGAGGAGTTGAAAGTAGTATCTGATGTAGAGATGGAGAAGTTTAATCTCTTACTAGATTTAGTAAAGCACACCATACTCACAGGGGATTACTAATCATGTCGGACTACGATATTGAAGACACTTTGTGTAAGGCTTTTGTCATGACGTTGGGTAGTGGTATGCCCAACTACAGAACAGTGAGCGATATGATCGGTTGGATCAGGCGGCAAGCCAGTATAGAAGGCGAGCGGATATCCGAAGATTATATCTATGGCTGTATCCCGTTGTACATTAACTTTCTTTTTAATAAAGCTTAGGAGAAAATATACTATGGCTATTGTTGAAGGCGTAGCAATGTGGGCATCCGTTACCACACCCAACACAACATTCACCCCCGTCTACACAGTGAACCTTGTGGTCGATGAGGAGATTGCCAATGACTTCCGCTCACGCGGGTTCAAGGTAAAGGACATGGACGAAGGGCCATCCATTATCATAAAGCGCAAGGTTACTGGAAAGAACGGTCAGCCTAACTCCGCGCCCAAGCTGATGGATCGCAACAAAGAGCCGCTAAATACCAGCGTAGGTAATGGCTCCAAGGTGCGAGTGCAATACAAGGAGTGGGAGTCAACTTGGAATGGCACTGTTTATCGTGGCTTGGATTTCCAAGCTATGCAAGTGCTGGAGCTTGTTGAATATGCCAGCCCTGATGGTGCTGAGTTTGAGGCGTTTGATGATGGTGATGCTGGGAGTGAGTTCTGATGTGGAGATATACCAACGAAGATAAGATTTATGATGTAGAAAAGATCTCTCCAGAGGGTCAGGCGACATTCATGTTGCTTGCCGATGTTCAAAAGAGAATTGAAGATCTTGAAACAAACATGACCATTAATCAAGCGGCGGCAGTAGCACTGCATCAAAAGATGCAGGAGCTTCTTGTTGATGAGGCAATCGTAGAGGACGATGAAACGGAGGACTAAACAATGGGCGACTTTGTGGAGTACCACAAGCCCTGTCCTGAATGTGGAGGCAGTGATCCTGTCTCCATAAATTCAGATGGCACTGCTAAATGTTTTAGTTGTGGAACATTTTTCAAGGACTACGAATCTGCAATGGGAGGCAACGTGGCAGACTTTAATAGCTTCAAAAGAACCAACGACAATGCACCCTTCTCTCAAAACCAAACCTTCTATCACGCACTAACAGACCGTTCAATCTCACTAGAGACTGCAAAGAAATATGGGGTTCGCTCAGTCAAAGATGAGTCGGGCAAGATCATTGAACACCACTACCCTGCGTACATAAACAATGAAGAAGTCGCTACAAAAATCCGTCGAGAAAATAAAGTATTTAATTGGATCGGTTCTGCCAAGGGAACTGGACTTTTTGGTCAGCAGATTGCACAGGCAGGCGGCAAATACATTACGGTCACTGAAGGTGAGTGTGATGCTATGGCGGCATACGAACTTCTGGGGAGTAAATGGCCGGTTGTATCTGTTAAGAATGGAGCGCAGGGTGCAGTCAAAGACGTTCAAGAAAATCTTGAATTCCTTGAATCGTTTGATACTGTGGTTATTTCTTTCGACAACGACAAGCCCGGACGAGAAGCCTCAAAGAAGGTGGCACGTATCCTCAAGCCGGGGAAGGCTAAAATACTTTCACTACCTACTGAATTCAAAGATCCTAATGAGATGCTCAAACTGGGTCACCACAAAGCTTATGTTACTGCGTGGTGGGCTTCAAAACTTTATACACCGTCTGGGATTCTGAATGTCAGTGAAGAGCGTGAGAGCTACAAGAAGCGTGAGAGAAAAGAATCTGTTGCCTACCCGTGGCAGGGACTAAACGAAAAGCTAGACGGGTTACGACAGGGCGAGCTAATCACACTGACGGGCGGCACAGGCTTGGGTAAATCTAGTGTTACTCGTGAGCTTGAACACTGGCTCATCACCAATACCAACGACAAGGTAGGCGTCATTGCTCTTGAGGAGGATTGGCGTAGGACTGTTGATGGTATCTTATCTATTGAGGCTAATGACCGCTTACATATTGATAGCGTTAGAGCCAAGTACAGTGAAGAAGAGATAGATAATTTCTTTAATGTTCTTTATGACGGGCAGAACAAGAACCGCGTCTTTGTCCATGCCCATCTTGGGATGAACGATGTTGATAGTGTGTTCTCTAAACTACGCTTTATGGCGATGGGCCTTGAGTGTAAGTGGATAGTTTTTGACCACTTGCATATGCTCTTGTCCATGACAACGGACGGCGATGAACGCCGCAATATAGATTCCATAATGCACAACTTCAGAACACTGGTAGAAGAGACAGGCGTGGGCCTCATACTTGTGTCACACCTCAGAAGGATTGATGGCAATCGCGGCCATGAGAATGGTATTGAGACAGGACTTAACCACCTACGTGGCTCACAGAGTATCGCTCAGTTGTCAGACTGTGTGATATCTTTGGAGCGTAACCAGCAATCAGAAGATCCTGTGGAGGCCAGTACCACACGGGTTCGTGTACTCAAGTCCAGATACACAGGCGATGTCGGTTTAGCCACACACTTGTTTTATGACAAGGACAGTGGTAGGCTCAGTGAGATATCAATGGAAGTAGAAGAGCAAGAAGAAATAGAACTATGAAAAGTATTGTCTTTGACATAGAAGCAGACAGCCTAGAGCCTACAAAGATCTGGTGCATCGCGGCTGTCGATCCTGACTCTGGAGAGACAAAGACCTTTGGCCCTACTGAGATTGTTCAGGGCTTGGCTCACCTCTCCAATGCAGACAAACTGATAGGTCACAACATTATTGGTTATGACTTACCAGCCATTAAGAAGATACACAATATCGATCTGACTGAGA